GAATTGGTATAGTCCTTTGAGCTGTCTAATTCTTGTTTCGTCATTATAATTTGGTTTCTTAAAACCTAATATGTTATTGAACCCATGATACTTACACTTATATGTTCCATTAGCAAGGGGATAACCCTTCATTAAACAATTCCTCTTATGAGTCTTTGTTATCCCTTGACAAAAAACTTTTTGTCTTGGTCTCCCTGTCATGCTTATCCTTGTTTTCGTGTACCTTCTTTTTATAGAAGTAATTAGTTTTCTTTCTTACGTTATCAACAATAGTCTTAGGTATATCCACGAGCCGTTCTTCCGACCTTAATTTTTCTTCTAAAGCCAAATTCGCATACCATACATTATCTTTATTTATAATGGCTTGTTTTAAAGTATTAGCAGGAAGGGTGGCTATTCGAGTAATTAACTTATTATGGTCATGACCCTTTCTACTCTCTTCAATTACTATCTTAGTTATTAAAGATAGTTCTTTGGTATTAGTTCTATTATATAGTAAGCTATCAGACATATCAGATACGTCTCCCTGACCTATCACTTTTCTATTAGACCGAACACCATAAATAAAATCAGGGTCTATTGTGTATAAAAGTGTTGAAGGTAATCTCTTGATCTGTATAATCTTGACCTTTTTTAGATGTATCGTGGCTCTATATAGTGTGCTATGAGATAAGCCTGACATACTAGATATAGTCTCACGTCTAGGATAACACCTACCATTCTTAGAATTAACAAACTTCAATAAACATATAAGAAGCACTAAACAATGTGGCTTAAATGTGTCAGGAATTTGTTTATATTTAGGATTGGCAAAGATGGAAAAGGGTAATCGTATATGTGGTGTGTACTTTCGATCCATAAACTATATGTTGTGGGGTGTTGCATATTTACAACAGTCCTTGTGATCCTCTTGCAACTGATATAGCTCACGAATAAACTGATCACCACGCACTAGCTTAAGGCTCTCAGATGAACGGAGACGCTTGTATCTAATCCACATGACCCCAGCCTTGTCTCTTCTATAGAATACTAAAAAACAGGGTATCTTTAGGCGACTAGCGACTATCTCTGTGAAGGTTGTGGTCTTATAATTCTGACTCTTATCAAAGCAAGTCTCAAACAATGCCAAAGGTTCATAGCATTTAGGACACACCTCAAATAAATCGCCATCGATTGCAGCTAAACCCTCCCACTCTCTATGAAAGTCATTGAACATTCCATTACTAAAAGCATAAGTCCATCTAGCCATTCTTTTTTTTTAACATCTCAATCTCTAATTCTTTAAGATCAATTTGTCCCTTCAGTGTATCTATTTCCTTATCCTGTAATTTTATGTAATCGTTTTTTTCTTTAATAAGTTTCTTCAATTCTTTTACCTTTTCATTTAGATCAGCTTCTTCAAATAAACCTACGTAGGTCATTTAATAATCTCAATCTTTTTAACCACACATCTTGGAAAGATTGTATAGTTTCCTATCTCCATCTCACCATCTTCATCAAAAGAATGACAAGGATATATAATAACTTTATCTTTATCTTTATGTAAAAGATAACCAATGCTTTCACATTTAGAATAGCTTTGCTTTTTAACTTTCTCGCTATCGACCCATTCTGGATTTGATACAATGTCGATCCAAGTTACCTTTACTCTCTTATCATTATTCAACGAAGTCATAGAAGTCATTGGGTTGCACTTGTTTATTTGTACCGATATATATTTTTTTCATCTCAGCTTTACGAGGTATTCTTGACCCTTTGGCGTACCGCCATAGATTTGTGCTTGGATTTATATTATGTATCTTACATTGCCTAGCTATCTCTGAGTAGCTCAGTTTATTTTTCTTAATGTAATCTTCAAGTTTCATAATTCCTTTCTGTTGATGAGAACCATTACCAAATCAGTTATCCCCAGTCAAGAAAATAAGGTATAGACATAGTGGAAAACTATGTATATATATGTAGAAAAACAATGCAGACAAAAGAACAATATCATTTACGTGAACTCTTTAAGGGTTTAAATAATGGTGAGGGATTTGATCATTGGTCGCCTTCCTCGGGTAATCTTCCATTAGCGAAGTTTATTATGAACTATGGTTATCATAGTCGTAAAGATCGTGATCAATTCCTGATGAACTATAAGCCTAGATTTGGAAATCTTGTAAACAACACAGCTCAAAGATTAGAATGTGATACTTTGTTTTACAAAGACAAAACAATAAAGCTAACTAACAGGAACTATGACGAGGTGTTCGGCAAAGAGTTAGATGATATTAATAAGTATGATCCTATTGATGAGAAGGATGCTTACGCAAGAGAACACATGATAGAGTATGCACATAAAACTATAGAGCAAACAAGAAAAGCAGTGAAAGATATTTGTGGCAAAAATAAAATGATTGCTGAACGATATGTCATGAGCAAACCAGAAAAACTTTTGTTCGATATGATAGGTCGTATTGATTATGAGACTGATGGTAAGAGTGGTTTATTCATAGAACTTAAAACCAAACCACCTAAAATAGTAAAGAGAAAAAATAAAGATGAATATTATTTTAAAAAAAGTGATCCACTTGGAGACGATAGTATCTTTGATGACTACTGGAGACAAGTAGCTTTCTATTGGAAATGCACAGGTAAGAAACCACATTTAGTTTTAGTAAATGAGAATGAATATTTAATTTACGATGATACTCATGCAGCTTTGTATGATGATCATTTAGAATATCAATATAATAGATTAATGAATAGAGTTTATAACTGGGAGCAAATGGTAATCTACTGCAAAGGTGACTTACAAAAGTTATCAACAATAACTGAACCGCCTGATCTGAACCATTACTTTCATTATAAAAACCTAATAAGCACACAATCAAAAACAATCAAACAACTATGGGGGTTAGAAGCATGAGCAATATATATGCAAAGTTATATCAAGCATCAGTGGATGCTGATCCAGTAAAGAAAGGAGATAAAGTAGCAGGTATGCACTTTAATCCTTTACTTCACGATGATGTTCAAGAGGTAGCAATGACAGCCTTGATGAACAATAAATTATATCCAACGTGTAGTTATAAAACGGAGACGCATGAAGAGTATGTGTTAGTCACTTGTTATATGACAATACACGATACAGAAACCAAACAAGAAATTAAAATTGATGGCTGCTCAGCAATGGGTGGACTTGATAAGTTTGGTACAGGTCAAGCAATGTCTTACTCTAGGAAATACGCTTTTCTAAATGCTCTTAATTTAAGAACAGGTGTTATAGATGATGATGGCATAAGTGCTAAACCATTTAAAAAGATTCCACAAAAGACAAGTGGTCCGAAACATGGTAGCCAAGCTGCTCATGTAAACAAAGACGTGCAGGAGATTAAGTCTGATATTCAAGGATGTAAAAACATTTATGAATACAGAAGGGTCAAGAAAGAAGTTGATCCTTATCTTGAAACTGCACTTAAAAATAAAAGTCCTGTTTTGTACAAAGAGATAAGTGATCTCTTAGAGACAAGAGAGGGTGAACTAAATAGGAGAACACATGGCTAATATTAATATTAAGCTAGTACCAACGCATCCAGTGTTGAAACAAACTATCTTGGATGTTCTGAAGATGAAGAAAGAACAAGGAGATAACACTCCATTGTTTGAAGCACCTAAGAACGAAGAGAGACCTGATAAGAATTGGAAGATCGGAGTCAATATTCCTGAAGGAACTAATGGCTGGTTCAACCAAGCGGGTTGGAGTTTAGACACAGATGACGGACAACCTACTGGTGGTATAAATGTATCTTTAAAACAAAATGATACACAAGCATCATCAGGTAGTGGTGGTAAGCCACAGCAATTTGGAGGGTATAAAAAACCTTTTCAAAGAACTGGAACTTATGGTAGAAGGTAATAGAGCATAGCTCAATCGCTGCGAGACGAGGTTTTAGCCATTCCCTTGGCTTCCCTTTCAGTTGTTTTTCCTTGTCTCGTGGCTTTAAATTATGTCAGATACTACATATAAAAAGCAAATAGGTGGAAATCACTACCAGTCAATGGTCATACAACCCAGTGAATTTATAAATAAAAACAACATTCCTTTTGCTGAAGGAAATGCTATAAAATATTTGTGCAGACACAAACAAAAAGGTCAAAAAGAAGATTTATTAAAAGCCAAACACTATATAGATATGGCAATAGATAGAGACTATGATTGACAAAACGTCTAAAAGATATATAAGATACCGAAATGGCGAA